TACAATACCTGTAAACTCTGCTCTTGTAAATTCATCATTGAATTCAAAGATAGTAGCTTTAGCAGCTGTAGAAATTGCTCTTTCGAGTACAAGAAATAGACGTCTAACATTGATACGATCAAATGCAGATGGTCGATCTTGATGTGTCTTATCACCAAATAGTAATATTCCTTGACCAGGAAGATTCGCTACAGGATTAACTCCAATCTTATAGTGAACATCTCTATCTGATTTATTAGGATTATATGCTAATGCAGTAACTCCAAGGTATTGACCTCTTCGTGAACCTGCAGGTGAAAAGAACGGTGCAGCGACTCTATCAGTATTTGCCATAAGGCCTGCTGTAGAAGAAGCTGCTGGTATGAAGATAAACTTATCATTAAATTTATCATAAACTTTAAGATAGTTATTATCGACGATAAGATATGAACTCTTAGTAAAGTTACCAACCGCTGTTGCGACGTCAGTCACCGCACTAGCAGCATTATTGACAACTGCTGTTCTGTTTGGTGATGTCACAGCTACACAGTCTTTCCGTTTGGATTGAGCTGTTGCAACTAAGTCATTAACAATAGTCACTTGATCTGACGATGAGGCTAGACCAGGTGCTATTAAAAAGTCCACTTCTATAACATCAGGATCTTCATATAAATCAAATCCAGTTGCATAGTTTCCTGTTGTCAATGCAATCCCATCATCACCGTCAGCCAGTGATGTTTGTGTACGTGAAGCTGATCTACCAGTTGCATAGTTTTTAGCTGGTGAAGTTGCAGTTCCGGCAGTATTGCCTAAGTTAAGCTGCGTAATATCAGCAACCCATACGTATTGGGATCGTCTATTAATAACATCTTTTAGATAATTAGTACTTCCATCAGTATTCTTTGCATTTTCAGCAACTGATACGTGTGCAAATACTTCTAAAACTGTTCCTTTTGTTCCAGAAAACTTTCCGTCTTCGTCAACAACTGCCACATGAACTTCATCATGAGTCGCTGTATCTGCAGTTGCAGTTGCACTTGTACCCGGTGCTCTATCGAAGAATGAGCTGAAAGGCCAAGAAGCAAACGTTGAAACTGAGCCAGAGGCATCAGCCGCGAAAGTTTCTAGTTTTAATGAGTTTCCTAACTCACCAGGATATTTTCCGACATATCCTATGTTGTCAGAATCTAATGCTGCTAGTTGAGCATCAAAGTCTGTTTCGTTTCCAATAGCCACTGCGAGCGTTGCACTGTCTCCACTATGAGAGTTATTAGCGCCATTGTGCATTCTAACAACTTGTAAGCTATTAGAATACTGTAAGAATGCCTGTGCTCCGTGATAATCTATTGAATGTGCGTTATCTGGCGCGGTGTATGTTTCAACTAACCCCGCCTCGTTTGATATGAGTCTTGTTTCGCCGACAGGTCCCCAACGAAATCGTCCGACGTAAGCGCCTGTTGACGACTGCACGTTAGGTACGATACCCGTTAGATCTACTTCCTTGACTACGACGGCTGGAGACTCAGATGGTGCGAATAAAGCCATGTCTGTTTCCTTCCAAATAGAAAATTATAAGTTTTTTATGTTTCATAATACGGTTATGTTCAATTAACTATATTTATATAATTTTATTTTCTAGAAATTCTTATTAGAATATTCTACAGCCCACCCATCTTCAACGTCAACATGAGTTTCTGGTAATCCATCATCATGAATTCCGAAAGGTAATATATCATTTTCAATTTCTAGCATTCTTTGTTCGAACATTAATTTTTTAATACTAATATCAGTAAGTTCACCGAAATACGTAGTTCCTACAAAGAATCCAAATAAAATATAATTCATTACAAGATCATCATGGTTGCCTTCAGAAGCTTCATACGATTGACCCCTTGCTACAAACGTTGATATTTCTAGTATTGTATCTTCATCGCATATATCTATTTTTTGATTCTCTATCAGATCTTTAAATGCAGAACAACCTATACGTTTTACTTTCTTTGTCATGTTTAATCCAAGTCCACTTGACTTTATTGTGGATTCAACATACATATTTTCATATTCTAGTTCATGATATAGACCATTACACACTACTTGACCAGCATCATTTGATTCTATAACAACTATGCACTGATTATAGAACTCAGCGTACTTATATATAATATTAGGGAAGAGTAAAGGAGAGATAGTGTTGTTGCGATATACAGCTACTTGCTCAAAGGGGTTCGTACTTATATCGATTAAATTAAAGGTAGAATAATCCTGTCCTCTTCCCTTTGCAACGTCTACGGTCATTACGTAATTATGACCTTTAATTGGTTTTTGATATATTTTAACAGAATCTTTTGTATGTTCAATAGGTTCTTTTCTTCTTAAATTTAATAATGTTTCAGCATGAATAAGCGTATCACCAGTTCCAAAAAATGTATTTCCAAATTCTTGATCAAACTGCAATTGAGAAGTATTAGATATAGTTTGTGTTTTCCATTTTTCATCTCTTCCAGGAACGTCCCACCAATCAACTCTAAAAGATTTGTATTCATTAACTCCTTGAGTTGCTCCTTCCCAGAGTTTATGAAAAACATTACCAATACCATTAGCAGTAGACGTAATTATAACTTTGGTTTCTTTACCCGATGAAATAACAGGATATGTAGATGTATAAAACTCAGACGCTCTTTCAACAAAAGCAAACTCATCCAAATATAGGAGTGAGACTGACATACCACGAATTGATGAACCGCTCGTTGCAGCTGCCACAATCCGAGAGTTATTTGAAAACTCGATCGAACCTTTGTTCAAAGCTTTACAACCAGGTTGAAGAAAGAAGGGAAGGTTCTCTAACATTAATGTCACACGCCCTAACATCTCACGAGCAGTAGCTCCTTTGTTTGCCATAATTGCAACGATCTTTTCTGGTTGAAATAAAACAAACCACAATAGATATGCAACTGAAGAAATAGATTTACCAGATTGTCGACATGCTAAAACAATATTAAAACGATTAGCATTAAAGCTTTTAAACATTTCTTCTTGATATGGATATAGATCAAAGTCAACAAGACCTTTGTCGAGAGATATTATCTTGCAGTATTTTTTAGCAAAATAAGCTGGGTCATTCATACATCTGGCGTATTCCTGAACTTCAGCATTAGTCCAAGGCTGAACAACACCATCTTTTTTTACGTTTGGATTTCCTAGATACGCATCATTCAGTTTCATCATCAGAAGGTTTTCTTTCATTTATATCAACAACGTTATCGTTATCGCTAACATTCTTTAGCATTCTTTGCAGATCTGTTGTTGATCCGACAAAGAGATTATTATTTGTAGTAGTACCTTCAATTTGTTTTATATCGTTTTTATAAAAATCTTTTTTCTTTTTATTTAAGTCCATTAATCTATCATTGACATCAGATACATTTTTAATCATACCCGATAAGACTTCGTATGCTCTTGGATGTTCTAAATTTCTTGCAACATCTATCATATCGTCCAAAGCGTTTTGTCCTTTTTCTATCAAGTCATAGTAAGTTCTTTTGGAGTATTCATAATCGTTTTCAACATTTTCGTCTGGTTTATCTGTCATAATAATCTCCTAGTTTGATGGTAGATTATGAGGATTAGTTGTTCCATGTGCGAAAGCGTGATCACTATTAAACGGTTGTTTTAAAAATTTATTAGCACCGCCGTGTAAAGCTCTCGAATTATCATAATCGTTAGCAGGATTTCCAGAAGTAGGATCATATAATCTGCCAACTTCGGCATTGTCTACAATAAATGATTTAACTTCTGCGTTAGTCATGGTTGCTTTAGTTGAATGTCTTGTCTGTAATACACAGGCTATAATACCTGTTACTTGTGGAGCGGCCTGACTAGTACCATTTAGTTTATTAACTTTAAATGAATTATCAAGTGTATAGTTTTCTTGATTTGCTGTATTTGCTGATGATGAGGTTTGAGATATTGGACCCATTATTGCAGAACCTGGAGCAAGAAGATCTACTCTTGGTCCTCTGTTACTTACACCTGTCATATTTTCTTGATTAGAAGTATAAGTTCTGTCTATAGATCCAGCACATATAACACCATCTTGAACTGAAGGTGTAGGACCTCTATGGTAGTATTGTATTTGATTAGGCACACCTAAGTTTCCAGCACCAACATCCCAACCTGTATACTCAAAATAATTTTCGTAATCTGTTCCGCCGTTTACATCTATTCTGTATTGAAGATTTCCAGCAGCTCCGACAAAATGTATTCCTGCATCGATACAATCTTCAATATCGGATTCAACACTTGCAACTCTTGCAGGATAAAACCAATATCCGTCTCCATTCGCTTGAATCGGCATCAATCCGTAAGGCTTTAAAGACCCATTGCCTAAAAGAGTATTAGATCCTGTAAAACTACTTCCTCTCCAATAAACAGAAGTCATTGTTCTTGTATTTGTTCCTAAAAGATTCCAACTCATATTACAGACAGTCGGTACAGTTGGAATTTTATTATCATCACTGTTTGCAGCTTTCTTTGCGTTGTGATAACCTCTTAGCATATTAAATGCTGCACTTACACCAAACGCTGTAGTCGCATCATCTAGCACTTTTAAACTAAATACTTTTGCTTCTTTAGCCCAACCATTTAACTTTCCACATGCAACACCAGCAACATGAGTTCCATGGCCAGTTAAGTCTCTATGATAATCAGCATGTTGAGAACCACCAACTCCACTTATTGTAGGCCAGTCGACAGTTTGATATCGTGTAGTTCCACTATTTGATCTTGGTGTACCATTAAATTCTGGATGATTGGCTTGTATGCCACTATCCATAATCACAACATCAACACCTTTACCAGTTAATGTATATGGAAAACTTTGATTACTTGCAGTAGAGTTACCGCCCCATTTATCAGTTGTAAAACCACATGCTGCTAATCCCCAGTTTGCACCATTAACTGCCGCCGTTTTATCAAAATCAATTGAATCTTGTAAGGCACTAGCAACTGGTTGTATACCGTTAGAAGCTTTAGATCCGTATCTGATATCTCTAACTCTTTGATCTTGTGACTTCATATTAGCAGCCTGATCTTTAGTCATCACATAATCAAAGTTACTGATACTCTCTGGCTTTTCGCTATGAAGTTCATAACCGGCCTTTTTCATATCTTCCATGAATCTAGATGTATCAACACCTTTGTGTAATGTTACAACACAACGATTTTCTTCTGCCATAGTTTATCCTATCTTCATAACTTTCAGTATACTGTATCCTGGATGAGCTCCTTCTCCTGATATACCAGGCGATGAAATATAGTTTTGAGTATTATCATTTGTATTTGGTGGTGATACACTATTCTGATCTATATTAACTCTTATAAGGTCGTTAGCAGCAAGAGCTAAATTAGTTTCAAGCGTTAACGATCCAAATCCAGAATCACCACAGTTTATAGTACCCATTCCACCAGGAATATTATTAAATCCTGATCCACTGCTCTTTTGTAATGCGACTTTTAAGCTGTTCTGCCCTTCTTTCTTAAACCAAGTAACTGTAGTTCCTACAGTATATTGTCCAGCAATATCAGTTCTAATTGCTTCCGTTCCACTAAAGCTATAACCTACAGTAGGACTATGTTCAGTAACAGGCGTCGTGTTTAACGGCATGAACGCATCAGTAGTAGTCGTAGTAGTTTTAGCAGCAAGTTCTGCTATTATGTAATCATTTCTAAAACTTACTCTACTCGAATCAACATAACTTTTAGTCGCTGCATCACCACTCGCTGTAGGTGTTCCAACATTTGTAATTCTACTTGTTAATGCATTTATAACTCCTGTACCATTGTTAGCACTTAGTTGTATATCGCTTGCACTTGTTAAAGCTCCAAATCCGATTCCAGTATTAGCAATTGAGTCAGTTGTTATTCCACCTGTAACTGCTAGTCCACCTGTAAGAGACATTGCAGTACTCGTTGACGCTCCTCTTCCAGTAACAGCTGCTAAGGTATCAGTTTCTTTAAACTTTTGTATAACGTAAGCTGAATCTATAAGTTGTGTAACTAGACCTGAATCTAAATTTTCTGCTCTTAAGTTAATGTATGCAGAATCTATAAGTTGTGTAACTAGAGCAGAGTCGAGATCAGAAGCAACGGTTCTAATATACGCAGAATCTGCTAAGTTTTTAACGTAATCACCATCTATCAAAGCCTGTGTGTATGTACTATCTAAGTAATTCTTATCGTTAGCGAATGTAGATATTGATCTTGAAGTTACAAATGCTGAGTCTGTAAAGTCACTTGTGTTATATTGTATCTGTCTTGCTTGTACATGTGCAGCGTCTATTAAATTAATTATAGCTACTGAGTCTGTAACATCTAACCCAGTAATAGTTGCTCCAGCGAAATCTGCAGTACCTGTGACATCAAGATTTGTTGTATTAACGTTGGTACTATTAACAGTTGTTATTGCGCCTGTGGTAGCATTGACATTAGCATTAACCGTGTTGGCTGCTAATGTAGTAACGTTTGTTATCGCATTACTGTTTAAGTTTAAAACACCAAGCATTGCAACAGAACCATCAGTCTTAATAGCATCAGTAATTCCATATCCCGCGACTGTTGTAGGTTTACCTGTCAATGAAGCGTAAGCTTTATCTTGTCTAGCTTGAACATAAGCCGAATCTGCAATAGCAACAACTTCTGCTGAATCTGTAAATAAATCTGGATTAACTCTAGCATTAACATAGGCCGAATCAAATATTGCTATTGCTTCAGCAGAGTCTAAAAAGTCAAAGTTTGCTTGTCTTGCCTGAATGTAGTTCGCATCAACTACTAAACTAATTCGGGTATCAACTCTAGTATTCGTGTGATAAAGATTTGAAGTTCCTTCAGGTAAACTGTCTGTAGTAGTATTAGCAATTATATCACTAAAATCTGATTCAGCTCCAAGATACTTACCTGATAAGTTTGGTGCTACAATTCCTTTGTTAAAGTTCCATTTATCATTTGCAACTTTATATAAAATATTAGCATTGGCTCCTCTTAGTATTACACCACCACTATCGGCTGCCGCAGCATTAACTGCTGAGTCTGCTAATATAACGTTTCTGTTTCCAACACTTAGAGTATTACTGCTTAATGTTGTAGTCGTTCCATTAACTACCAAGTCTCCAGTAACTTGTAGACTACTGAAAACAACACTATCAGATTTTTTTAAGTCTTGATCTGTTGTTACTTTACCTCGTACATAAGCAGAATCAACTGTTCCTTGTACAACTTTAATAACGTTTGCTGAGTCTGTTCCTGCAACAGCTTTAATAAAAGCGGAATCAATGGCACTAATCCTAGTATCAAGATCGGTTATGTTCCCGTCCATTTCTGCAAATGTCAATGCGCTGTCTTTGGAACTTCTTAATATGATTGCCATTTATTTGCTCCTCTATTTGACTGTTTTATCTTCAACATAATTAGTATTCACATAACCCTTCTTAAAATATTGACCAAGTTCTGTTAGATCTGGTGCGAAGTTCTCTAATGTACTTACGGCAAATCCAAAAGTTTCATCTGGACTTGCATCAGCCGGATTAGGTGTAACAATAACTTTTTGAACTATATTGCTAACCCCAGCAGAATCACCAGTTTCTAAGTTGCCTGTAGCTCTATTTATAAGTGAAGCTTCTCTTATCGGACCATAGAAATTAATATTCATGGTGAAGTCCATGGAATATATTATAGTTCTTCTTTGTTCTAAAGATCCTTCAAAGTCGTCTTGAAAGTTAACACCTTGAATAGTTATAGGTACGTCTTCTTTAATAGTTGGATATTCTGCGAACGGTTTAATTGTTAATGTATACTGTGGAGCAAAATACGGAATAATTTGTTCCACGATTTGTAATGCATCATCTTGCGTTTTAGTAAATGCATTTAATTGAAAGCTTATAATATATGGTACAGGAGAATATAAAGATCCTCTTAGATCTCTATCAGGTTGTCCTTTTTTCTGTACACTAAATCGATTTAACTTTGGAATCTTTCTGTTTGGGTCATAAGATATCGATGTTATTTCAAAAGCGAGTCTCGGTAGTTTTAAAGCTACTCGTGTATTTTCTCTAAGATCAGGATCGGCCTGAATTCTGGCTAGATATTTTTCTCTAGGTGCATATGCTAAGGGAACTCTAACTTGACTTAATGTGCCACCGTTTGCATCTGTTCGAACTACATTAATATTATTAAACATAGTTCCAAACATTGCAACTGCTTTTCTTATTTTTTGATGATAAAAATATTCAAACATTAATTATCCTCCGCATCACCAAATGGATTTCTCTCAGTAAAGTCTAAGAAGTTAAAGTCAAAAAGATCATTTCCAGAAGCAGCATCGAATACTTTATTTTGTGCGTTTATAAGATCTTCAGCAGTACTATCAGCAATAGCGAGTATTTGTCTTCTTGGATCAGAGTCAGCAGTAATACCTTCGAAAGGTGTTTCAACTCTATCATTTATCAACCATGTATTGAATTGACTATCAGCAACAGTCTTACTGATTTGGAATGATCCAAATCCGCCACTATCAGGTCCAACGTGTGTTACTTTTACAATGTTTGTAGATCTATCATATGATAATACTTCACCTCTCATGGTAACACCATCAGCTCTCCTTTGTATCACTGACTCACCTTTAAAGAAGTCTGCTGCAAGACTATCAGTTCCCGCCGCAAGTAGTAATGATAAAGTATGACCTTCACCTTCAACGGCATCAATATCTGCTACACCGGTATCAAAGTCTTCATCACTATAATCAAAGAGTTCACATCGCATCTTGTATGTTGGAAGATTGCTTAATTGATAGAAAGGTTGTTCGTGCTCAACGTGCATTATTTGAAACATTGAATTAGATAAAGGAAGATAGATTACATCACCTTCTTTCGGTCTAAATATCCCTGTTTCTGATGGAAAGGCCGCTTGTGAAAATACATGTTCCCATCTTCTTCTCGAAACTATAAATGTTGCTGCATCTCTTATCTCAACACCAAATCTTGTAAAGAGATCTCCTTCCCCGTCAAACCCTTCAGTATTTTCAATGTACATTTCAACCTTATACGCACTTCCAAACTTAGAAGGAATATCTTCACCTAATAGTCTGTCTTGATTTACGATTGTTCTTGGAAGGTAATAGACATCCTGCCCATAGATCTTTAACGATTCTATGATTAAATCTTCGTATAGCTGTTGTTCTGAACGAACTTTTTGGCTAAAGTAATGATTAAGCGCCATGTTTTATCCCATAAAAAAGTCTGGTGGCATTTCATGTTCTAGTCTCACCGATTCTTTTAATCTCTCTATCTCTTGTAAAGCGTCCTCGTATATTTGCCGCCCGTTAATAGTTACACCTCCAGGAAGTTGCATTCCTTCGAATTTAATTAAGTTTTGACCCCATTGTCTTTTCATAAGTGCGGCTGTGTATTCTTTAACAAACTTGTCATTGTAAACACTTGTAAAACTGTTTGGATCTACTGTCTGATATACTTCCATGATTATAAAGTCGTCTTTCTTGATGTCACCATCGTTTAAGTCACCAAGTATATGAAGTCTATGTTGATGTCTTTGAAACTGAACTAAAGGTTTTCCGTTCAACTGCATGTCTATTAAATTCAAGTACTGCTGCATTTGATTATAATAGGCCAAGTCACCAGCAAAATTTTGTAAGTCAGCTATGTCATTAAGCATCATCTGATACTTAACACTAAACATGTTTGTTGAACTATTGATTGCGTTTGATAGTGGTAACAGTCGAGTTACGATATGAACAGAACTCGGTACTGTTATATAATTATTGTCTAGATCATCTTGAGTTACTTGATGTTTAATGTACGTTCTATGAGTAGCATCGCTATTGTACTCTTGAAAGTATTGTAAAGCTTCATCTACTCTATCAGATATCTGATCATCATCAAGATTTACTTCGATGACAGGTTCTCCGAGAACTCTCTTACAATAATCTATTAAATCGTCTCTTGAATTTACTACGGCCATGATTTTTCCATACAAATAGTTTTTTACTATTTATATGTAAAATGTGCTTAACTTAGCCTTTAAGTGCAGTTGTTGCCGGTGTAAAGGTTTTAGAATATACCACTGTATTTTTAACAATTCTTAGATTTGAAATATATCCATTCATCCATGCTGAAGTGCCATCATCACCTATTCTGAACGTGGTGCCATTTATATTACCAGTATATGCGAACTCATCAGCTAGTGCACCATCTACGAATACTGTCATCTTGTTTTCTGAGTCGTCATGGCAATAAGCCATGTGATACCATCTACCTGCTACTGGTGTTATATTTGCATTGTGATTACCACTTATACCAGGGTTATGATACACTGCAAAAGCATTAGATGCATCTCTTCTATAAAAGGCTGGAGCATATCCATTAAAGGCACAATGTATTTGATTTCCAGATATACTATTATGATATACCCAATACTCTACAGTCCAATCAGCAGTACCAAGTGTGTCTGCCAATGTACATTGTAAATAAT